CCCGCATGCTTGAGCGTAGTCGAAATCTGAACGCCCGAGGCCCATATTAATTTGGAGTATGTCACTACATTCCTGCTGGTCAGACATTCTTCGGGCTTCACAATCTGATTTACCAGTGAGAATCTCAGCTCGAGAAGCTCGGTGATATAATCCGATACCGACTTTGCCTGGTCAGCTGGCGACAATGCGTGATCTCTCTTGTATGTAATCGCAAGAACTTGGTTGTCTCCTTGTCCAAGTAAAGTATACGATTCGATCGGAGCATCTTTTAATGCCAACTTCAGTTCCGCTTGAGTGCACGCAGTCCATTGACCCTGAATGATACCCTCAAACCCACCCAGATGATTCCGCCAAACATAGTGACTTTCAGGCCAATCTCTTGGGCTCATGCCTGGAGTGATTCCGGGCGGGGGGTCATCTGCAATTCTTACCACGATCGTAGATTTTCTGAAAATGTCATGGCCCCTCGAGAACATTCCTGGCATCCCAAAAATATCGTCAGCGACACGACTAACATGGTCAACCACGTTTCCTTGCCATAACAAATTCCACCGCGTTAAATCAATCTCGATAAAAACGGTGTCAATGTCGTCGTCCCTGCGAACCTGCGACATCTTTTCCAGATATTGCATTGTACCTTTTCTGCCTTTTGTCATAGATTGGTCCTCCATATATGCTTTCATCAGATGCTTGAAGTTTGACTCAGCAAGTGTGAGAAAGTATCTTACTTGGAACTGGAGCATGACGAATAGACGAGCTTCAAGTTTGAACTCTTTTTCTTTGGGGTACAATGCCATGCAAAGATCCAACGCAGACAAATCGACCGACCTCATAATGTTGCACACCTCAACTGGATCAAATTTAGTCATAGCAAGAAGACGTACGATTAACTTTTTTGACCGCTCATCAGGAATTCTGCTGAGATTCGGAGCTTCGTTCTTAAGCGATGTCCAAGCTTTCCAGGCGTCTTGAGAGTCAAGCCCTAGAGATTTATCATCCATCATGTCAAGATAATCGAGATGATAATCAAACTCTAGCAACTTGCAAAACCGACAATAATTCCAGTCCAGAAGAGGATACGCAGATGCCCCAAGAGTTAGTGGCTTCGCACGGTACAATCGTTCCAGCGTTGTGCCAGAGTTGGCCGAGAAAATCATGTCCGGCCAGCGTGCATGCTTCTTTAAGAATCCCCGGAGAATCATATCGCAGAATTGATTTCGCATAAGAACAACCTCTGCAAAGTTCGCATGCCCTGGAGTCTGACCGTATTGCTTTGAAGACCCTGAAGCTACTCGTGGATCGATATATGGAAATCCGCTGAATTTAAGGGATCCGAACAACTCTGCTGCTTCTCGAATGTCAGTGACTGACGATGCCAGAGCATCTAGCTCGTCAACTAGTTGGGTCGTTGGTCGTTTTCCAATGTTGATCTCTTTGTCTTTTTGTTTTTCGATCATAAGATCGTAAGCGTCGCCAGGGAGTGCACCGTCCGCAATCCGAATCATTCTGGCTTTGAAAGTCCCTTCAGTTCCCTTCGCTAATTCGTAACCCCGATTTCCGAGTGTTTCTACGCATCGCTCTTGCCATGCCCACATTTTCTTCAGACTAGCCGTTAGAGTTTCAGGAATAGATTCGTCAATTGCAATCAAGAGCAAGCAGTTTTTTCTGAACAGTAAAATCGATCGCCAACAGAGAAAGTCTTCCCAAGACGTTAGATAATATTTGCCATCGAACTTCACTAGAATAATATCACCTGAACAGACTATAGATATCCCAGGACAATCTACCCTAGAGAATCGGGGGCTCTGATATTTTGCACTACCTGACAGATTGTTGAGTCCCCCCGCCTGACGAGAGTGTACAATCTGTTCGCAAATAGCAGACCCTGCAGCGTATTCTTCACACTCACCATCGATTCTCCGTATCGTAGATACTGCCAAAGGGCTCAATCCTCTGAGCTGATCAATCATAGCTCCGGACATCTTGTCATAGACATCCATCGCGTCCTTCAGGTGATCCTGCATACTCTTGATTGGCTTTGGTTCAGTCTTAAGCCTGCGAATAACTTCGAAGCGCTTCTCAATTGGGAGTAGATCGACAGATTCTGAATGAAGATAACTCGCCACCAGCAGGCATGCATCCTGTGCCAAGCGAGACAATCGACGTTCATTTGGTTCTTTGATGAAGTGTCGTTTGATCTCACTTAGCCATTCGCCTGGTGTCCAAAGGGATGTTCGCTGCGGGCGTAGTTTTGCCTTGTCAGCTGCATTCTTTGCTGTTGTCACATTCTTGAGAATCAAGTTTCGTGTAGTTGTTAGAATCGGAGAGTCTAGTACGTCAGCGAATAGTTGGACAGAGTTGGCGTAGCTCTGCTCGTCGTTATCGTAGTCTTGCATTGTGACGGTTGAGTAGTTGATTGCTTTCAGTTGTCCGTTCTTATCGGGTTTTCTTAAATTGTGAACGATCGTGCACTTCCCGAGTTGAGTAATTGCCTCCACATTCGGGTATACGACACCAAAAGCGGATCATTAAATGCTCTAAAGACTTGCTTGAATAGGTCAATGATATCTCGGCGGACCTCAGCGGGCAGTGCCCTCGCTTGCCTGGACATCCATCTCATTTGCTCAGGACTAATAAGCCACCTCCGACTCAACACTTCTGGAACTGTTTGCAAGTATCTCACAACTCTCCGTTTGGGTGTCGAGAGCAAGATAATACTACAGGCAGCCGCCTTCAGCACGCTCTGTCGGGAGAAGTGATAAATAGATCTTTGCTGAAAATCTATCATTAAGTGAAATGCACTAGATTCTAATGGATACGGCACTGAACTCCGCTCAAGACACAGCTGAAGCCATGACTCCTCGGTCGAAGGAGCCAACTCTAATAGAGTAGTTATGCCGGCTGATTGATGCTGGATACTAACGACTTCAATTTCGCATGTCGTTAGAATCCCCGCAGCCTTCCACGCAGAAGATTCTAAATCCGGAGTTAATTCGAATTTTGAGAATGGCATCGTGAGTGTTGACTGTTCTCGAAGGTTTTCTTAAATACACAAGCATCTCAACTTCGTCGACGATCATGACCCCCACCTCCATGTGTGCCACTTAGTCAGGATCACTACAATCCAGAGCATGGTTACGAGCTATTCAAGCCCACCAGCCGCACCAGCACCGGCTTCGACAGGGGTAATGGAGATTGCCGGCTGACCCTGGATGACAAGCCAATCATTGAGCTTAGCGATGAAGTTCTCAAATGGAGATATATCCATGAAGTTCTTGAACGACCCGTTCGTCATCGTCATGAATGCAGTAGCCACAGCCATAAGTGCTCCACGATTGATTGTCTTGAAGTGAGAGAACTCAGGTCCGTATAGAACCTTGAGAAACCCACGTCTTTCAGCTGAAAGCGATCTGAACTTCTGGAACAACTTATCCGCGTCGGCGATTTGATTCTTCAGAAGCGGGTAATCACGCAGGCACGGGTAGGACGCAAGCAGAGCAGCAATAGCAATAGGGCCATTGAACCCAGCTCCGTCAGTGAGCTTAAACGTGAGGCCGAAAGCCCTGTGAAGGCGATTTCCACCGAGACCCATCACATCAATCCAGTGGCTCCCAAGAGCATGACGAAGATGAGGGAAGATGTCGAAGGCTGTAGCAATAGCCTGGAGAGTTTCGAAAGTGGCGGCGTACGATCCATCTAGGTAGTCTTTCTGTTCGTCTCGCATCTTATAACGTCCAATCACAGCCCTAGGCCTGTTAACACGAAAGGCAATGAGATTGTCCTGAGTCGGCTGTTTTCCAATCACGAACATCTCGATGCCCCAGCGCCCTCCGACAACTTCATCGGTCATGTCATCTGTATCCTCGATTGGAGTGATCGAAAACGGATCGGCTCCCATCCCGCCCATTTCGTCAAGGACAACGGGGTCCATCGAACGCTTCGAAACATGGCTGGGATTATCGTCAGGGACCTCATCCGACCAAGCAGTAGAACTAAAGTGAACTACATTCTCCGTCTTGTTGATGACACGAATATTCACAAGTCGGTTTCCACCAATTCGGCTCATGAGCCCAGGCTCGATTAGCTCAGCGAGCGTACAAATGTATGTGGCAGCCTCCTCGACTTCCCATCTAGTCTTCCTATTGGCGGACAGAATCAATGCCATAGCCGCTGCCTTTCCTCCCGACCCATCGAGGCTAGCGTCGGGAAACTTGTACACCGTAATGGTGTCCGGATGACCGCCAGTTGTTCCAAGTGCAGTGTGCGGGTCTAAGACCGCGCTACGGAAAATTCCAGTGTAATTCTTTGAAGCAGCTTGCTGAGCCATGACGTCGTTGTTGTGACAGGTTGCGAGATGATTTGAGTAGTTTGAAGTAGACTGAAGGTGAGACTAGTATTGTTTCCGTTCTCGATTGGTTTTCTTAAATTATCTCGTAACGCGTTCTCACTGGTGCACTTTATTAGGCACGCTGGCCTACGAACTTCTTCTTCTTGTAAATACCAGTAGTAGGTGACACTCCAGTTGGACGAGTGACAGTCGCAGCAGCTGCAGTCGAAACAACAGACGCAACTGATTGGAGCTTGTCGGGCTCTAGACCAGCAGGTGGTGCCTCAAGAGTTGACACGTGTTTGGCGGCTGCACTAACGATCGTGACAAACTCGTCATCAAGAGATCGAAGTCTCTTGAGAGCTTCATTCTCAAACTTGCCCACCAGATGACGCAGTCTCTCATTCTCAGACTTGAGAGCAGCAACCTGAGCAGAGAGGTCAGCAATCTTGAGCTCCGAGGATGCCCTCTGTTCCACTGCAGCAGTGGCAGACGCCGTAGCTTTCTTCTCAAGCGCGGATAGTCTTCGAGCTAAATCTAAGAGAGTCGTAGACTCAGCAGATGGCGCGAACATTGGGACCGGTGCCGGTATCGAAACCGTATTCGGCTTGTCCGCGAGTGCATCATTGAGCCGCTTAAGAGCAGCGGATGGGTTGGTAGTGCGAACACCCTCATCATACTTCTTCCGCGCGCTCTCTTCAACATCGAGCAGTTGGTCAAGAATTTTGGCCTTGTCATCTCCTAGCGAGCCTTCGGTATCGGACGGAACATCATTGACATCGTCTAACTCACCCCACTGCACCTTGTGCTCTTCACTCTCATCGCGGCGAGACTCCGAGTCGTCATGCTGAGAGGCAGCAACGTTACCCATGTCAGATTGCATGATTTACCAGTGGATGCTGTTGAAACGTAGTTTGAAGTTTGTGGCTTTAATTGTGTCCGTTCTCAGTAGGTTGTCCTCTTATCCCTCCATCCA